TAAGCCCACACTCATATTTGATAATGAACCAAGAAATTTTCAAATAGCAAGAAATATGATAAAGTCTTTACAAGATGGCTGGAAGATTGTGGTATGGCCAAATTCAATTACTTGTAAAGATATCAATGACATGGTTCTAACCAGTATAAAGGATGCTCGGTTAGTTGAAATTATAAATACAAATACTTACTCTGGTCAGCGGGGTGAGTGGGAAGTTCACAGTTGGAAAAAAGTTTAGGAATGAAAACCATTCATCAACTAGGATTTGTAAAACTCCTAGATGTGATGGGTGACGATGAAGAAGTAGAGAACTCTGCTCGTATTAGTTATGGAGAAGGAACAAGAAAGGTAAATCAAACGCGGAACCTTATCCGTTACCTAATGAGACATAAACACACCTCACCCTTTGAGATGTGTGAAGTCAAGTTTCATTTGAAATTACCCATCTTTGTTATGCGCCAGTTAGTCCGTCATAGAACGGCAAACCTGAACGAGTATTCTGGGCGGTACTCTGTCATGTCAGATGACTTTTATTTTCCAAAGGGGGATAGTCTTAAACCCCAATCAACGACAAATAAACAAGGTAGAGAAGAAGGAGAGTTAGGCAATGATATCGGTGAAATCGAATTTGAAATATATCGTATTTTCGATGGAGCAACTGCCGCCTACAAAAATCTACTAGATTGGAATGTATCAAGAGAGCTCTCAAGAATAGTGCTCCCTGTGTCGAACTATACCGAAGTAATATGGAAAATAGATCTACACAACTTCTTTCATGTCGTTAATTTGCGGGCAGAAAAACATGCTCAACAAGAAATACAAGATTATGCCGATGCAATGTATCATTTGGTATATCCACATTTTCCATTGTGTTGTGAAGCATTTGAACATTATGTGAGAAATGCAGTTACATTTTCAGAACAAGAAATGGATGTTATTAAAGAACTTTTAGAATATGCAGATACAAAAGCGGCACTAGCGGGAATATCGCAGTGTATGGCTGATTATGAAGGATTTCATTTAGGAAAACGAGAAACAAAAGAATTTTTAGAAAAATTAGGAAAAGAGGATTAAAATGCTACCTACCGAATACCAACAGTTTATTCATTTATCGAGATATGCAAGATGGGATTATGAACAAGGAAGAAGAGAAACATGGCACGAAACAGTTGAGAGATACTTTACGTTTTTTACAGAACACTTAGAAGAAACGTGTGGATTTCGTTTAGATAATGGAGCAAGAGTTGAATTAGAAAATGCGGTTAAAGAACTAAAGGTAATGCCTTCCATGAGATGTTTAATGACTGCTGGACCTGCTCTGAAAAAAGAAAATGTTTCGGGGTATAATTGTTCTTATGTTAAGGTAGATAATCAAAGATCATTTGATGAAATACTCTATGTTTTAATGAATGGTACTGGTGTTGGATTTTCAGTAGAAGAGGCATATACAAATCAACTCCCAATAGTTCCAGATCAATTATATGAAACAGATACTACTATTGTAGTTGCTGATTCTAAGTTGGGATGGGCAAGATCTTTATAGAATTGATATCTTTACTATATGGTGGGCATATTCCTAAATGGGATGTTAGCAAGGTTCGCCCTGCTGGTGCACCACTAAAAACTTTTGGAGGACGAGCCTCTGGCCCAGATCCATTAGTAGACTTATTTAATTTTACAGTAGATACATTTAAGAGTTCACTAGGAAGAAAACTTAGACCAATAGAGGCACATGATATTGTATGTAAAACAGCTGAGATTGTTGTTGTGGGTGGCGTTCGTAGGTCTGCCCTTATTTCTCTTTCTGATCTTAATGATCGCGAAATGCGATTTGCAAAATCGGGTCAATGGTGGGAAAAAGACAAACAAAGATCATTAGCAAACAATTCCGTTAATTATAAAGAAAAACCAGATGTTGGGACTTTCATGCGTGAGTGGCTTTCCCTATATGATTCAAAGTCTGGAGAACGTGGTATTTACAATGGATTATCAGCGAAATATCATGTAAATGACCTAAATACTAGAGAAAAGGACGAACATGGCACATACATTCAAAGAAGAGTGGCAAGAGATGATTTCGGGACAAATCCTTGCAGCGAAATCATTTTACGATCCAGAGAATTCTGCAACCTCTCCGAAGTCGTTGTCAGAAGCAGTGACACTTTGCAGTCTATCAAAAGCAAGGTTAGGATTGCGACTATCATTGGAACTTTCCAATCCACCCTTACAAATTTCAAATACCTCTCAAGAGAGTGGGGAAGAAATTGTGAGGATGAGCGACTCCTGGGAGTTAGTCTCACCGGAATCATGGATTGTGCCATAACAAACGGAACTAAGGGAAATATAAAGAAGACATTAAATGAACTTAGAGATGTAGCAGTAGAAACCAACAAAGAATATGCAGAAAAACTTGGAATCAATAGAGCGGCCGCAATTACGTGTGTTAAACCAAGTGGTACTGTATCTCAGTTGGTTGATTCCGCTTCTGGTATTCATGCCCGTCATAATCCTCATTATATCAGAACTGTAAGAGCGGACAATAAAGATCCACTTTGTAAACTCATGAAAAATATGGGATTTCCAAATGAGGTGGATATAACAAAACCAGAACATACAACAGTCTTTTCATTTCCACAAAAAAGTCCAAGGGGGGCAACCTGTCGAAATGATATGACTGCATTGGAACAATTAGAACTATGGAAAGTTTATGCAGAAAGTTGGTGTGAACATAAACCATCTGTTACAATTTCCGTAAAGGAAGATGAGTGGGTTGAAGTAGCAGCTTGGGTGTATGAAAATTTTGATTCTATTAGTGGTATATCATTTCTTCCATTTAGTGAGCATGTATATCGTCAGGCACCATATCAAGACTGTACAGAGGAAGAGTACAAGGAAGCCTTAAAGACTATGCCAAAAAATGTGGATTGGGCAGAGCTATCAAAATACGAATCACAAGACTACACCATAGCAAGTCAAGAGTTGGCATGTACGGCAGGAGGTTGTGAAATAATTTAACAAGGATTAGATGAAAAATTCAATCATCATAATTATATTTACTATATTATTCGTAGGGTGTACAGTAAATTTTGGACAAACAAAACCAGAAAAGGAAATTAAAACTGAAGTAGTAGAAACTAAAAAAATCAAACCTTGGCCCCATGTAGAGAAGGAATATTGGTATGCAAAATATTTCCTCAGTATGGCTTTGAATCCCGATGTACAACGAGTGATGGCACCAAGACAAGTATTCGCTGTAGTCAAATGTACTGTAGATGGATTTGAAAAAGACTATGAGTATGAGCGGTTTGTGAAAGTGATTGGAGCAAATATGGCACTCCCACCCCAAATTCATAAATACATCTACGATCTTTCATTTGAATGTTCATTAGAAGTAAAACGTAAAATGAAAGAAGACCAAGATAAAAAACCATTAACTTTAAAAAATTCTATTTAAATTATAATAAGGGAATTGATGCCTATAGATGTTAAGATAAATGAAGATGACTATATACTTTATGAGATATTGTGCGATTACTGCGATGAGGAATATGTCATTAAATATAAAATGAAAGATGAAATGCCTAAACAGGCTATTGAATGTTGTCCTTTCTGTAGTAATCTGATTGAAGAACCTGCAGAGAGTATTATACATGATGAAGAAACTGGCTGGGATTGATTATTCACTAACATCACCGGCAATATGCGTATGGAAAGAGACAAATGATAATAGACAGTTTAACTTTAATATGTGTACTATACATTATTTGGAAACTCCACAGCGACTCAAACGGGCCGCCCCACATGAAATTTTAAATTTGTGTGCACATGAATATCCAGAATGGGAAACAGAGGAACAAAGACATGATCTACTTTCAGATTGGGCTATGAGTATAATTGGTGGATGTCAAGTATTCATAGAAGGATATGCCTTTGCTACTTCTGGCAAATCTTATGTTCGTTCTGTTGCAGAAAATTCTGGATTACTTAAACACAAGATGTATAAAGCACACCAGACTTTTACATCTGTACCCCCCTCAGTTATTAAAAAATATGCCACAGGTAAGGGTAATGCAAATAAAGAATTGATGTACGATGCATTTTCTAAACAATGTGTTGCACCAGTAGGTCTTCAGAAAACCCTTAGACCAAAATCAACTAAACTGACGAATCCTACAACTGATATTGTAGATTCTTATTGGATATGTAAATACGGCTGGAGAGAGCTTTTTGCGTAGGGACAACTTTCATCAACTCTTTGAAATTATGAATCAAAATACTCAAAGAAAGAGACAAAAGAGAGAGTGGTATCATAGAAATAAAGAAGCAGTTCTAGAACAACAAAAGAATAGTAAGAAGAAAAAGAAAAATCAGAAAGAGTGGTATGAGAAAAATAAAAAATTGTGTATAGCTAGGGCCAAACGGTGGAATGAGGATAATCCTTCAGCAAGGAAGCTAATAATGGAAAGACATAAAACCAAAAATAACCCAAAAGGAGTATGGTCAGATGGAACTTGAACTTGATAATGATACAAGGAAAATGAGAATTATTAATTATCTAGATTATATGGATGATAAAAGTTTACAAGAAATAGCTGCAGCGTTATATAATTTGTCTGTAAGAAGACAAGAAGTTAAAAATCGAAAGGAAATGGTAGATGAGTCAGGAAAATAAATATGAGAAGTTGCCAAATAGTATGTATCCAAAAGTTAGACAACAAGTAGTGGACAGAATAGCAACATTTGAAAAAGTTATCGAAGAACATGCGACCGCACAAAAGGAAGCTCTAAAAATGGTTTATGAACAACTGGAAGAAGCAAAAAATGATTTAAAATATCTAGATGAAGTTAATTGAGGATGAAATCGAAAAAAATAATATATGTTGATATTGATGGAACAATATGTGATACTCCATTTCAGCACAACATTGACGAGTCATCACAATATAGTAAAGCTACACCACATTATGCTAGAATAGATGTCATTAATGACCTATATGATAAGGGACATATCATTACATATTGGACTGCTAGGGGGTGCGTATCGGGGGATGATTTTACAGAACTCACTCGTAATCAATTAGAAGAATGGGGATGTAAGTATCACCATTTAGAAGTAGGAACTAAACCACATTTTGATATGTACATTTGTGATAAATCGTTTAATAGTGAATCATTTTTTCATTACAAAGAAAGCGGATTACCATAACAGGAGAAATAGGTATGTTCACTATAAAATATTGTTCATCTTGAAACTACTATCCTCAAGCAGTCAGTTTGTCTGCTCACATTAATAGTCATATCATGGATACGTGCGAAATAGAAGAAGGTGAGAGGGGTCAGTTTGATATATTTCGTAGTGGAGAACTGTTCCTCTCCAAAGAAGACATGGGCAGATTCCCCACAAAAGAAGATGTGGATGACATGATAAAAACATTGACTTAGACACAATTCAAAGCATTGACAATCACAAAAATATAGTGTATAATAGTTATTTAAGATAGCTATTTATACCCTAAAAATAGAAAGGAATAAGGAATAGATGAAAAGGCTATTATTAATTTTTATAATGATGGCGACATGGATGGTTGTTAGTTGTGTAACACCAACATCACAAGTAAATGGAAAAGGATGTTACGGATATTGGGTAAAGAATTATTGGGGATTATTAAGAGGAACTATAGCAGGAAAAAATACTGACTATAAGAAACCTTATCGACAATGTGTGGAAAAAGAAGCTCCACATAGAAATACTCATAAGGAATTTATCGAATGATATGAAAGGTTAGTATGAAACTTTTCGAGCATTGGTTTAGAATAGAAGTTATAACAGTATTAGCAATAATAGAATTGGTTGTAATATACTGGATTATTTTATGAAGGAACAGAATGATTAAATCATTTTATAGATCAAAAGAATGGGCAATGTGGGCCTATGGAGGTGGACTTGCACTTATTGTATCTCTTTGGTTACAAGTGCAAATGAGTGTAGCAATTAATACTTGGTATGGGAAGTTTTACGACTTACTTCAAAATGCGTAAGATTATGTAGATAAACCACAAGAAGGCATCACTTCATTATACGAACAACTTGTTTCGTTGCAATATATCCTGACAGGATTTGATGGAAATCCATCATTTGCGGTAATTGCATTTCCGTATATTGCATTGGCTATTTTTACTGGTTGGTTCACTAGAATTTATGGGTTGAGATGGCGAGAAGCAATAACATTTAATTATATACCACAATGGCAAGCAGTAGATCAAGAAATTGAAGGAGCGAGTCAGAGGATACAGGAAGATTGTAATCGTTGGGCGAGATTGATTGAGAGTTTAGGATTGCAAGTAGTTCGTGCAGTCATGACATTGATTGCATTCATTCCGATTCTATATGGATTTAGTGATAAGGTAGATTTACCAATCATACGAGACATCGAAGGTTCTCTTGTTTGGGGAACTTTTATAATTTCATTAGGTGGTCTTGTAATTTCTTGGTTTGTGGGATGGAAATTGCCAGGTTTGGAATATAACAATCAACGAGTAGAAGCAGCATTTAGAAAAGATTTAGTTTTAGGAGAAGATGATAAAGCAAACTACGCACAATCTGAAACCCTTGCCGAGTTATTCTTGGGGATTAAATTTAACTATCATCGCCTGTACTTACATTATGGTTATTTTGATTGTTGGCTTACTTTTTATGATCAGTTTATGATCATTGCACCATACTTGATCATGGGGCCGAGTTTGTTTACTGGTGCAATAACTCTTGGAGTCATGGTACAAGTATCGAATGCGTTCAGTAGAGAGCTTGGAGGGTTTGCGTTGTTCCTTCATAACTGGACAACGATTACAGAGTTACGATCCATCTGGAAACGGTTACATGAATTTGAAGCAAACTTAATTAAAGCGGGAAAATAATGTCAATGTGGAGTAAGTTTACTGCATGGTTATCGGGGTGGCCAGAATCTAAAGAAAAACGCATACAAACATATGCAGAAGAACGCAGAGATCAAAAACGAGAAGAACTGAAAAAGAAAAAAATAAGAAAACAGGGGAACTTACAATGCCCGAAACAACATTATTGGTATTAGTATTATTACTTTTAGTAGGATGTTTTTTTGTTGTATATTATTATGACAGAAAAATTGTTAAAGCAATTGCAGAATATGAAATACGATTGGAGAAGAAGGGAATTTTGAAAAGACATTTTAGTAAACCAATAATATAATGGCAAAAACCTTTCATTTAGCAATTCCGATAACAGGAAATTTAGACAAGGCGATTGAATTTTATTGTAAGGTTCTTGGTTGCAAAAAAGGCAATTCAGAAAACCACCCATTTTATTCTTGGTGTGATATTGATTTTTGGGGCAACGAACTTACATTACATTCTTCCATTAATGAATTTAAAGTTAATGAACGACACCTTGTAGACAAGGAAGATGTTACAATACCGCATTTTGGTGTACACTTGGATGCAGAAGAATTTCAATCTCTCAAGGAAAAATTGATACGAAAGAGAGTAGAGTTTGTTAATGAACCTTACATACGATTTGAAGGGGAAATTTTGGAACAAGAAACAATGTTTATTAAAGACCCTAGTGATAATGTAATAGAATTTAAAACAATGACGAATCCTGACGCCCTGTTTGGAGGATAAGATGTGTCCGATTTGTTGGATTAATGGAATACTTTTCTTATTGTTTGGTGCATCTGCACTTTCTTTTGGAACAGAATGGTATATTCTAATACCTTCTATAGTGTTACTTGGTTATGGTTGTTATAAGATATGGGAAGGTATTAAAAAAGGTAAGAAGTTTTCAGCTGAACAAAAGGCCAATAGTAAGAGGACAATAATAAGGTTTGTTATCACATTTTTTTTT